TCTGATCTTTATCGGGTTCGTCGTCTATAGGATCGGTGACGTAACTTCCCACGTAGAGCGCGAGGTCGAACGTGACTTCATCAAGTTGAACACGTCCTTTTTTCCAAGTGGCGGCAAGCGCCGCCGAAGAATATACCGGGTTCCCTTTTTTTGAATATTCACCGGTCCACGCAACATCCTCAAAGGAATGGTTAAATATAATGCCATGAAAGTGTTTTCGTCCGAAACTGTCGCCATACTCACCACACATGACCTGCTTGATCTGTTTGAAGGTTTTAGATCGGAGTTTTCCGTGATTTTTTCCTCCGTAAACGGAGTATTGAGCTTGGCAGAATTTCTGACGAAAATTTTTAACGAACTGGGCCCAGTCCTCATGCACAAGCTCGGGTGTACCGAGATCTTCGTCCCGGTACGTAAGAGTAATGAAATAGGTTTTGCCGGGCCATGACTCGTCCTCGAGCATGATACGTAAAGCTCTTGAATAACGCCTATCTAGGCGACAGAGCTCGCACTTTCCGCAAGGGAGGTCGACAGAATCGACGCTGTATGCTATATCGTATGTTTGTATCTCTTGGTTGCGACGGCCTCTGAATTTCCATTCAAAGCCGTCATAAACCATGAGGTTGGGTCGGGAGCACGCCAATTTGCTTCCGGCCTTTTTTTATAATCGAATGCCACCACGAACACCCATTTTGGTGACGTGGTTTATTTTTTTAGAAGCCGTGTTTTTTTTGAATTTCCGCTGAGATCTTCCGCGGGAAAGAGACTTTCGATACGCCAATTGAAGCTCCTTTTTTTATTTCTTACTCATTGAAGAGCTTTTTCTGGGAAAAAGCTAAGACTTTTTAGGGGCCTAGCCCAAAAAGTCATCTGGCACAAATATGACAAGATAGTGTGTTTGTGCCAGGAACGGGCGTCGGTTCCCATCCGCTCCATCCTACGGATGCCGTTTTTACTTCGTATTGCCGCATTAGCGGCGTGTTATTAGGGAGACTGGTGACCCAGCCTCCCTAAAACCCTCCGGACGTACACACGATGTTGTCGTGCGTACGCGCTGCGCTGTGGCTAGAATGCATTTTTTGATAAGTGAGCGTGAGCAGAGCTCACTTGTTTTTATGTCTTTATTTTTTTTAGTAAGCGTGAGCAAAGCTCACTTGTTTTTATGTTTTTATTTTTTTTACGGCGCGCGCACGCGTTTCTCGCACGCGCGCGACGTATTTTTTTAGAGATTACGTTGGGGCCAATCCAACGTGTTGCTTCGCAAAGACCTTAAACGGTCTAGAGTTGAGTCCGCGGCTTTCTGCCGCGGACTCTAGAATAAAGTCGCGACGTTAACCGTCGCTCGATTCTTCATTAATTTTTTTAGATTTTTTTAGATCTCCGGATTTTTTAGATTGCGGAGATGGTTCTCCCGCCGGCTGAAGTACAGCCGTTGGGTTGTCTTTAGGAGGGTCAAAAATGCCCCATTTAATACACTGCTCTTCATTCGCAGGATTTTTTATGAATTTGAAGAAACCTTCTATAGAGTTTCCAAACTCATTTCTAATCGTCGCTGGTAGCTCCTCAAAGGCCTGCTGGGCCTTTGTAACCCGATCAAGATCGGGAAGTAAGTCGGCGAAATCTTTAAAGTCGCCGAAACGCTTTCGCGTTTTTGCGACATGGGTAATCACACCCGTCTTATTGTACTTCGCTATGATATTATTTATGTTTACTTCCTCGCGAAAGTGTTGTTGAGCCGGATCAATACCCTTGGCCTCGAAGGGCTCACGGGCATACGTAGAAAATTTATTTCTAATTTTAGGGTTCACGGTTTCTCCTCGTGCTTAGGACGATTGTCATATTTTTGCTTCATATCTTTCGCGCCTGTTTCGACGGCTTTGATGCCACTAGAGATCCCTTCGCTAATTTTCTGATAAATCGTAGATTTAGGACCTAGAATATCCGCTTCCTTATTAGTTTTTCGGGCCTGAGCCCGAGAAGCATCGGCCGCCGAATTAGTCGCATGCTCTTGAGCTTTAAGAAGTTTCATCGCCGCATTTCGCTCCATCACCTCAAGAGCAGAAGACGTATCAACATCTTTATAATCAATATCCTCTATCGGACCAGTAGAAGAACCAGATCCACCAGAAGGAGAACCTGCACCACCGCCCCCAGTACCAGAGAGAATAGGATTAAGACCGGCTTTGCGTAAATCATCAACCTCCCTCTGATGAGAAGTATTCATCAACTGTTCAGTACGACCAAACATCTCTCGTTGAAAATTACGCTCATGCTCAGCGTCGGTAACGCTCCAATTATGAGCCTCAGAGCGATCGCGCCTTTCAAGAATAGTGCGAGAGGGAGACGGCATATTTCCCGCCGCTCCCAATAACGCCTGCCACCAACTATACTGATTTAATTTATAAAAATTATTCACTTACATCCTCGTCAATCCGGGCGAGCTGTACATCGGCATAACACGCGCACAATTATTTTCGACTAAAGAATCGAAGATAAAATGAGGCTCACTAGGAACAGCAATACAACGATCGACAGGAGCGTTCTCAACAAGAAAGTCACCATTAACGACCGAGGTAACAAGTTCTTGAGCTAAATGCCAAGCATCAAGAGAGCCGCTCGCAGTTGAACGGAAAAGACCAGTAACCTTGGATGTTTTAAATCGATACTCCGCCCAACGCTCCTGATAGCCTAAAACCTCCTGGTTTACGGCGAGCGTGTTGGAAGTTTGCATCTCCTGACGAAGAACGGCTTGCTCTCCAAGATTCGCAAAATTGGGATAATAATAATCGAACCGAGTTTGCCTAGACCAATGCCGGTCGAGACACTCTTGATAAGAAAGATCCGCACGAACGGCTATTAAACCGAAGACATAACCAAATTCGGTGAACGATTTTGTAAAGCCGTTCCCTTTAGAAGAAACTGTACCAAACGCGGATAAATTGCCTTGAGGTGTCCCATCTGTCTCGGAAGTTTGCGCGATAGGGTGAATATTGACCAAAGATTTCGAATAACCCAAAAATTCTGGTCTCTGAAGCCGGAAATCAGGATTCACTACTCCGTAGTGATTGAAAATCATCTCAATATAGCGGGTGCCTCCGCGCATATCGAGCTCATAGGCCTGTTGAATAACAATGGCTTCCCGCCATTCGTTAACAGTCGCACCTACAGCCGCCGATAAATTAGCTTCAAGCCCATCATTAGGGTCCAAAGACTGACCAGTGGCTCCGGGACCAAGGTTACCTGCAGCATCTGAAACTATATTGAAAGGTCCGAGACTAAGCGTATTCGTGCCGCCCGTATAAACACTCCAAGCCGCGGCATTAGAAACACGCTCGACAGGCGCAGTTGAGCCTAAGGGCAACTCAATAGAAGGGCCCTTTTGTGGTGAAGGACGAATAGTCGTAAAATAATCTTTATATTTATTTATACGAAGAGGTATCTCCGCCGGATTCATCATATCCGGACCATCTCCCTTGGAAATTACAAGAGAATCTTGATAATCCTGATCTCTAAACCATTCGTTCCAAATTAACTGGTAGCCGCGACGCGGCAAAGCGGAGATATTTTCAAGTTTGTCCCAATTTTGAAAGGGAAGACCAAAATTATCCCAAAGAGAACCAATCGCAGGAGTGCCTCCACCAGGAGAAAGAACGGGAGTAGTATAATCAACTGACGAGTCCGGGTCATCACGCTCGCCATGCTGACGAACAAAATTTTCCCAAGTAAGCCGATTCGGCACAAAGAACCAAAAGGTTTCTAAATACATATTATCCATGATTGGAAAGATCGGCGTAGCAAGGCGCGCGAACATCGAGGCATTAACGTTAAATGTATCTCCCGGAAGAACATCATCTATATAAAACGGAATAATATAACCTTCGTCGAAGGTGTGTTTGTGACGACTAACTCTCTTGAATTGCGACCGTGGTTTTTGAACCGAAGGAATACTCGCAAAATGATTCTGAAACGCTGACTTAATCACGGGGCCACTCCTGTGTTGTTAAAAACGGTGGGCAAAAGGAGAGCCCACCGAAAAATTGCTTAAACCTGCTTGAAATCCGAAACGAGACCTAAACAATTTTTAGTCTCGTAAAGACAAACATTACCCGTCTCCAATTCAAAATCACCCAACTCAAAAATCGAGAAATCCTGCGGGTGACGGGCCCAAACTGACTGGCCCTTAGACAACTCATCCTGAATGTCCCGCAAAAAGGTACCACGACTCGACGACACAACCGGGTAACCATAAACGTTACTCTTCGAATCCTTCAAAACAAACACCTTCGCCGTAAGCCTCGTTGCGCGAAG